TTATAGACCATTTGCTTCCAAAAACGGTTGATGATCCACCCCCAGCATTTGCCACTTTGTGCGGAGGCATTATTACGGGGTTTCCAAAGAATAAATCTTGAACTCCGTATGTTATTACATTCTTAGCCATCGTTAGTTTCCTTTTCGCTCTTGCTTGCAAAAAGGATACTGGCCAAGTAGTAATCTATCTGATGACGACAAGCTATGTCTCTAATTTCTGAAACTCTGTCTTCATTTTTATCCACAGGTTTCTTAACATATTCGTCCACTACCTTCTTCCAATCAGATGGATTTTCGTTTGAAATAATTACTTCTACAATTCCTTGGGCCACTTCCTTTTGTCTTTTATTAAGACGTTTTAAACTATGAAACTTTCTCAAACCAGCTTCAACTTTCTTGGTCAAGCCGTTTGCGTGGATCATGTTGTCGGTAATTTTAGAGATGCTATAATAATCCGCATTGCTTTGTTCGCCCTGACCAATCGGACTAACATTTTTTGTTTCTTGAGGAGTACCTGTACCAGCAGGACGGCCAGTGGGTGCTGCGCCAGCGCCTTTACCGCCGATCACTGGTTGATAAAGACCTTCGTCTTTGAGGTTGAGAAGTTTTCTTTGAGACTCTATAGACTCTTCGTTGTCTGGGAGCTTGTCGGTTTCGAGAGCATCAATTCCTTCTTCTGGCGTTAAAATACCAAGCTCCATAAGCCTAGCGTATACTCTAGATTTTGTTGGATCACTGCCAAGGCTAAATTCGTTAAAATAAGGAAGCGGATAATTTTTAAAACCCATTAATTTAGAAATTCTTTTTATTTCAGGAATTAAAAACTCATTTAAAAATGATTCACGAGCTTGAGTAAGTCTTGCTAAAAATACTTCTGTTTTGATCGCTTGGTTGGCAAATTTTTCATCACCGACTAAAATATTTTGCAAACCAATTTGTATGTCTCTGTCAACAATTTCGTATTTTTCAGGACCAAGCAAATTACCAATATTAGGAATTACAAACTTAGCATCAGTTGTATAGTCAGCAATCAATACTCTTCCGACAGATTCATTTTGGAATAGCTCTTGCATTGCTGCAAGATTTTTTTGGTTAACGCCACCCTTTTCGGGTTCGGTTCCCATAGTTACCAAAAGGATAGCTTGCTGCATAGTTCTGGCAACAGCCATGTCCATTTTTTTCATCTCAGCTTTCCAGTTTATATCTTCAAGAACTGGATACCCCATTGGAACCGAGAACGGTTCGTAGTCTTGCTTTTTATAAAAAACAGCATTTATGTGTTCTGAGTCCAAAGGCATAAGAACCGTGCTGCCTTTTGAATCACGAATTAATTTTCTGGTCTGTTCAGGTAGATTGTTTAAAACCTCTTGATCTTCTTCGGTCCTTGGCTCCCTGAGTCTAGCAAGCTCGTAATCACTCAAGACCTTATAATAAACACCAGTTGCAAAATTTAAACCACCCTGTATTTGAATGTCAGCTGGATTTAAAACAGAATATTGAACTGGCAATGTAATTTCACCCAATCCAGAAGACCCAAACGTTTGAGTCATTCTTTTAATGTCTTCTCTAGAAACCTTGCCATCAAAACGATAAATAAATACATTTCCAGAGCGATAATATTCTCTAAAAAATTTATCCATAAAACTTTTTAAATTATTCTTTTCAAATAAAGCATCAAAAAAGTCTCTAGACTTTCTACTTCCCCCTCTAAGGAAAATACCAGAAGAGGAAAACTCTGTCATCATATCAATAGTATTTCTAAATATAGCAAAATTGTAATAAGCTTTTTGACAGAGAACTACAGTGTCTCGAATGTTAAGGTTAGATTTGTTTTGAACACCGTAAGTGTATTTGAAAGGAACAACACCATCAGTAATGTTTTTAAATCTATCTGTTCTATGTATGTCTGCCGCCTTGTTACGTCTGGTGGGCGAAGCTGCTACGGATTCAAAAGCAGTGAGCGGCGTTGCGCTACTTGCGACAGATTGCTCTAAATCATTAACACCAGCTTTTTTAGCAGACGAAGACGAAGCTTTGGCGGCTGTCTTTGGACTACTTTTTGCTGTTTTAGCTGTTTTAGGCTTTTTTTCCATATTTTATACTGAAAATTACACTTTTTAAAGCATCATGGGAGTAAAAGTATCATCAACTTGTACATCTTCCGCTGACACCATATCATAATAGCATTTCATAGCCCAAGTTCCAATCATAAGTGTGGTATAATTATCTCGTCTAGCTCGATTTACAGATGTATTTCTTTTTAAATGTTGTGGTAAATCAAATGTTTGCGTTCCTTTGGCTGTGCTTTTAACTTCGATTAGCGAGCATTGTTTCTTCGTTTGATAAACTAAATTATCTTGCTCTTCGATTAAATCCAATATTGTTTCTCCAGTATTAAATTTTAAATTAATACTTTGATTTGTCATTCTATTAAAGGCTTCATTGTTAGCGGTAGCTTTAGAAGCGAACCAAATCCTTTTATGATCTATGCAAGCCTGTAAATACTCGTTAGATTTTCTTAACCAATTCGACGTAAAGATTTGTTTGTAACAGATTTTGCCGTCTTGCTTATTATATAAGTTTTTAATCTTTTTAATTTCTTTTTGGTAGTCTGCTCCTTCAGCGTCACTATTAAAATCAAAGAAACTAAGATTCTTAGTAAACAACTCAGACTCATTGCAACTATCTATAAATTGAAAACCAGCATTATCAATGCATATCATTTCAAAATCGAAGGCATTACATAAATAATTAAAATAATGTATGTGATCTTTTAAATCTCCACCAGCTACCGCGTAACTGTGAACCAAAGTTCCAGTTTTCATTTCTTCATCCAACTCTATAACAGACATCGCAAAGTAGTCAGAGCTCGGACTATTAGAAAAGCTGGGGTCAATTGCACAAATGTATTTTGATTCAGAGTCACCCTTAACCCTAGTTGTCGGTAACTCCCCATCTGGTATGGTACACTCATGCATTTTCTTTGCACTGAAGTAAGAATCACTTCCATCTGTAAATTGAGCACAGTATTCACGCTGGAAAGACGCACTAGAGGTTCCCCCGTTCTTAGCTTCTTCAATTACAGTTGTGTCAATCATCTCTTCAGGAAGAGCTTCATACCCAAGCTGAGACACAAAATATGATGAGTCTTTTTCTTCTTTGCTGTAAATATGTTGTACCCATTCCTTATAGGTTTTATAAAGATTTTCAAATGTATAGCTTGCGGAGGATAGCGCAATCATTTTTGAATTGTTTTCAAAAACCATTCTATCTTTTTCTTCTATTACCCCTTCTTTGATTAGCTTATCCTCAACCTCTCTAATCTCTAAACGCTCTTTCATGTTTTGGGGAGCGACCAGAAAGGGCATAAGTACTGTATTAATAATGTCTTCTGGCAACAAAAGATACTCGTCAAGAACCAAAACGTTTGCGCGGAAACCACGAATCTTTTCACCGTTAAGTGGGATAGCTGTTATTGAGCCTCCATTTATTTGCCACTCAAATTGATCATTCCTTTTCGCTTTTGCACCAAAAGCCTGAGCCAAAAGCTCTGCCCCCTTAGACTCTACTATCTTTTCTAGGTTATTAAATATAAAGCGAGCAGTACGAAAGGTGGGGCCAGCTATAAGAATCTTAGTGCCGGGTTCAAATATACATTGAAGAAAACAAAACACAGAAGCAATAAAGGTTTTGCCACAACCACGACCCCACACGCACATAGAGAAGTTTCTGTTAAGCATTCCTTTCAGAGTTATTTCTTGAAAGGGTGCGAGCTTGATTCCAGCAATCAAGTCAACTGTCAAGCCTAAGTTGGCTCTTAGAAATTTAGCAAGGCTTATCTTGGCCTCTTTGTTCTCAAGTGTTCCCTTGAGACTGAGAAGCTGCTCGTTGAGTAGTTCAACTTTATTATCGTAGCAATACTGTAAATCAATGATATTATGTTTTGCTTCACCTAAAAATATTTTTTCTATAATTCTTGAGGCATCTTGTCTTGTGTTCACAAACAAAAACTGTATGTGAGGATAAGCCTGAATCAAATACCTAACATTGTGAAAAATATACTCTGGTGTTGCTTTGATCTTTCTAGATACTTGTGGTAAGTGATTAAAAGATCGACACTTATTTAAATTCTCTTCAACCAAAACAATTAAACTTGCTTCAGCTTCACCAGCCCTTTCTATTTCATTAACGAACCTCTTGAATCCTCCGCTTAGAGTTCCAACAAAATCACTAACAGACTTTCTTTCTATGTAGCAGTTTTGCGAATACCCCGGATGACTAAAAGCATAATCTCCAAACTTTAAATTTTTAATTTCAGTTTTAACATTAAACTTGAGAGGCTTTTGTTCTCTTGTATCTATGTATATCTTAAATCTATCTTTAATCGCGTCAGAATTTAATTCAAAGTCGTATTCAGATGTTTGCTTTTGGTACTTACTAATTAAACCGACTTCTTCACAAACGTCATAGTAACTGCCAAACAAAGCGTCGTAAACTTGAATGGCTGGCATCATGAGAGTACGAAGCTCAACTTGTGTGGGGGCAAATATTAAGTTCTTTTTTTCTTTTCGAGTTTCAAGTAAACCTTTACAGTATTCTTGCGCCACTTCTTTTTCTTGATCTTTAAGCCATAGTCTTAAATTGGTTCGTGAGTTAAAATCATTTTCAAAGTAATAATCTTTACTTTTAAATTTTATAATTTTACCATCATACCTATCATATCGTGCGTAATGGGTTTGGTAATATTCTGCCATCCTCATCTTATGCGCTTTAAGATGAGCGTGAAGTTGCCTTTCGGTGTCAAAGCTTTTACCGCAAACTTTGCACTGGTGCTTCTTCATATTTGTAGTTGAAGCGTTTGATGTCATCTTTATATAACCTTTCTATAATACTTATACTTTCATCATCATAAAAACTCGAATAATGAGGCCGCTTGTTTAGTTTTTTAGCTTCCAGTAATTTAATTTTTTTCTTGCCTATCTTATCGCAAAGAATATCAAAGTCTTCTTGTAGATTTTCAAATCTACCGATAAAACTTAAGCTAACTTTGCCTCTTGCATTTTTTAGCCATTCAGTTTGAGAAGCTACCCACCTTCCTTCGTGATAATTTTCTACTGAGAGATGATCATTTTTACTAGTATTTAAATTTTTTGATGTTTCTATTTTTTTAAGAAAAGTTTTAAAATCTTTTTTTAAAGGTAAATACCAACTTTCATTTACGCTTGGGTGGCCACCGAAGTTAACTCCTTTTTCTGGTATGTTCGCCATGCCATCGAACTTGGGCATTCCGTCATACCAAAACTTTTGCCTGTTTATCCAAAGATGCCAAGAGACCATTCTATCCCAAGGGTTTCTAACAAAACTAAAAGAAAAATATTTTTTAACATCATATTTTTCGCAGTAGTTTCTAAAAGCTAAATGTTGTTTGGGGGGCTGTTGATTATTAAATGCTATTTCAATACTACTACCAGCAGTTTTATTGATATGAACATAAATAATTTTTTCTTTTTTTAAAATCATCCCTCTAAAATCTCATCTTCACTTATACCTAAAATTCTAGCCTTTACTTCATCCATTGAAGAAATATTTTTAATCTCATCTTTTACAATTTGCTTTCTTAGTTCTGCTAGTTGTATCAATTTCTTTCTAGACTCTTCCTCTTTCCACAACTGAACTAAATTGATTATACTCGCATTTTCTTTGATTTGATTTTTAAGCCTGTCTGACCTTTTTTCTTTAAGGTCATTGAGCAATTTATTTTGTCGTCCAACCGATTGATGATAGTCATTTTGAGCTTTTCCAATTGCTTCAACCAAAGACATTGAAATCCTTCTACCCTCAGTGTCGTTAGCAGCATCATCTAACAACCCCTGTAAATGCTCGACTCTCCTTTGTATGTTTGAGGCTATTACCACTTCAGAAGCTAAAACAATATATTGATCAACTTCCTCTTGTGTAAGGTCTGCCTTATCATAAGTATAGCGAATGAAACTCGATTCAAATAAATCTCTATCAACCTGACTATCATATCCATTGATTTGATGAAGAAATCTGTAGGTATGTAAATAACCAATTAAGGATTCTATTTCTTTTCTTTGCCTAGCAGTTAGCTTGTCTTTGTTTATTCCATCAAGCACATATTTATTTATTCTACTTATTATTAAATTTATTGTGCGTGGCGGTTTGTACTCAACTTGATTAGGCACATCATTTGTTTGCGCTGGGGTAAGCAAGCTTTGCTCAATACCCTGCGACTGACGATATTCTGATACAAGCCTTGTTTCTTTATGTAAGTTAGTTAAGGTATTATCATCAAAAATAATTTTTGCTACATCTAAGTCATTCATAGCATGACCATTATTATTGATATACTCTTTCATTTCATCAGACAAAGACACATCATCTCTACCTTGATACTCATGAGATGGTTTAGCCTTCATGTCTTGGGAAGCTAGAAAGGCTTTTACACATTTTCCATATTTGCTTCTTCCATCTTGAAATTTTTCTTCTATATCAGGAAAAGCTATTTGGACCGACTCCTTTAAAGAGGGTGGATTATTTGGTCTTGATTCCCACTCAGCCAGCAAAAGCTGTTGTTTATCTTCGGGGATAGAAACACCGTCATGAACAAAGTCACTCATAAATCTATTTCTCCTTTTTCTAAAACCTTTTTAACTTTCTCAATTATGGATTTCTTTATATTTTTAATTTGTTTGTATCCGGGAACTCTATTTTTTTCACTTGTTTTATAATTCATTAACTTAGCAACCTCTTCTTCAGATTTATGTTCTATGTATAAATAGTTATAAACTTTCCATTCTACTGCTTTTAAGACCGTTTTCATTTTTTCATGAAGTACAGTAGCTGTCTTTTCCACATCACAATAACTTTGCCCAGACGTAAAAATTTCTTGGGGGTGATCTTCTAAAGAAACAGGAAGTTTAGCGTCATGAGCATTCTTTTTTGTTTTTTCCCAATTAGCATAAAGGGGGCACACTGAAGATTGCTCTTTATAAATATAACAATGGCTATCGGACTCTGCAGCAGCGCACCTTAAACATGGTCTTGCATAATTGCCATAATTATTACGTATAAGGTTTTTTATTTGATTGGATATAATTCTATTGATCCAAGGAGCCAGAGGTTTTTTGGGATCATACAACTCCCACTTCTTATAGATATGAATCCTAAGAATTTGAGAAACATCTGAAAAATCCATCCACGCTAAAACTGTAAGATTCCACTTGCCTTTTCTTTTATTTATTTCGACATTTATTAAGTCGATACTCTCTTCAAAAGTGGGCTTTTTCGTTTTTTTATTTTTTTGCGTTTTTTGGGGATTTTCCGATTTTTCTGAATTTTTACGTGGTCGTCCTCTGGGCATCAGTTATTTTTATCTGGAGCATCATTTTTTCTTAGTGTCCCAGCTTCTTTCAAAAAATCAGACAAAAATTGTTCAGAATTAACCTGTGTTTCAGGATCGGGCTTGAGGAAGTCTCCCTCTTTGGGAGCAGAGGCAGTTCCAATAATTGAACCAAACTGAACGCCTTGGGGCTTGTCTACCTCAATTTCAACATCTAGTTCATTTATTTGAGGAAGAGGGGCAGCTGGCTCTTCTTCTGTTTCAATTGAATTCTGGTAAGTTGGTTTTGGTGCTGAAACACCAGCAAAGGCATAACCACAATTACTGCAAAATTTGGGCTTTTTTGCAATATATTCCATTTTGTGTCCACACTCAGGGCAATAAGTTTTCATAATAATAGCTATATTAATATAATATAGATATTACACCTTAAAATCTAAAAATTTACTCGTAACGTATAATTTTTTAAGTGTAAATACCTATAGGTATGAGAAGGGGTAAAAAAAGACCGGGTTTTACTTTTAAAAATACCAAAGGTGTAGAATATGAGGTATTGTTTTATAAACCCAACAAAAAAATATATAATGGGGCAGTGGGCATTTGCGATGACCCAGATGAAAAAAACCCTAAAATACTTATCGACCCCTACCAGTGTGATCAGGGAGAGCTCAACACCGCCATTCACGAATTTGCTCATGCTTTTTTCTGGGATAAATCCGAAAAAGATGTATATGCTTATGCTAATGCATTGAGTCGGTTTTTATATAACGAGTGCCATTGGAGAAAACAGTCATCTCAAAAATCAAAGAAAAAGAAATGAATGAAAAAACAAAAATTGAAATTGCCAAAGCAGCATTCAAAGAAATCGGTAAACTAACCGTTGATGGATGCTCGGACAATAACAATGAAATAGCCAAAAAGTATCAAAAACTAAATAGGTTAGCAAAGAAAACTTATGAGTTATTGAACGAATAATATATATGTCTAAATGTGAAAAAATATATAAATACATTAAAATAACAATTTTTTTATTAATAATTTTATTGGTGTGTCAGGGTTGTATAGTTCTTAATCCTGAATATGCTAAAAAAGACAAAGAAGGTTATTATGTGTACCATTACTCAGCGTGTGGCCCATTAGCCCTAGAAAAGGCTCTGAGGACTTTTGGTGAAGATGTAAACCGAAAGCAGCTTAGTCGTGAAATACAAACCACAGGCAACGCTAGTAGAAAAGCAGTAGCCTTGATTCATTACGAGGCGATGCAAATAACATGGCCATCTGAAATCAAGAAGATTTTAAACAGGTATGGTTATGGTGTGGAAGTTCTTGATAACTTTTCAGAATTAAAAGCGGGGGATGTTGGTATTATTTTAATTTTGGGGGATAGAATGAATTTTGAGTATCATTGGGTATCTTTTCCCAAGGACAAGAATATTGAAACCCACTTTGGCAAAAAAACCAAAATAATCAAGATATATAAACTTATTCCCCCGAAATAAATTATCTTCTGTCTTTAAACACAGAGGCTTTCCAATAACATTTCCAATTATATTTCAACCAATTCCATATAGTACTTAATAAGCTAATCATACCAAGTATTACACTAAAAATGATTAATTTATATGTTTTAGCTTTTTAACAAGGAATTTAACAAGTTCTGACCTCATAATATCATCTTCATCAAAAACAAAGTTATAAATACCATTAGCCATACTTTCTTGATCAGTAAAAAGGTTAAACATTCTAGTAAAACCACTTTTCGCCCCATGTAAGTCTGTTTGCATCGGATCAGCCAAAACAAAGCAAACGCTTCCTTCTCCCAATCTAGTTAAAACAGTAGTTAATTCCTTTAAAGAGCAATTTTGAGCTTCGTCAATGATCACACACTTGTTCCGCCAGTTTACCCCACGAGTAAAGTTAACAGGAAACATTTTGATACGTTCTTCTTTTTCCAAACGTTCAGTTGTGGTTTCAGGAAGTAGTTCGTCAAGTTTCTCTAACAAAGGTATTTTATAGAAGGCAAGCTTTTCATCAGCACTGCCCGGAAGGTATCCAAGCTTTTGATCTGAAGCTTCTACGCTTGACCTTAGATACATAATCTCAGCGATACTTTTTCTATTGAGCATTTGAAGCGCACAGTAGACCGAGAGAAGCGTTTTAGATGTCCCAGCAGGGCCATCTACAAATACTATCTTAGTATCATGATGTAAAGCAAGTTTAAAAAACTCTTTTTGTTTTTCAGTCCATTTAAACTGATTAATTTTTAGTTGTCTCTTGATTGGTTCAAAATCATTACCCGACATTGAATCCATCAACTCTTCTTCGATTTGCTTCTTTTTAGAAGCATTATTTCTTCTAGCCATTATGTTTTTCCAACCTACATTTATTTACACTTAATTAATAAAAGTAGAAAGAACATTTTGACCCTTCTTTATGTGACACGCTGGCCCATCAGTCTCACATAAAAAATAAAAACCCACAAAATTGTGACATTATTGCATGGCACAACAAATGCTTTTCTGTAACCCTATGAATAGCATACTTACAAATCGTTTGTTCGACTCGTTTTTTAATTCTGATCATAAAATTTATAACACAAACAACGATGACGAACTAAATTATAAACTAAACCTAGCAGGTACAAAAAAAGATGACATAAAACTATCATCAATGCAAGGCTATCTGCTTTTAGAAACACCAAAAAATAAATATAAACTATCAATCCCCAAATCATACAACCCCAAATCAATCAAAGCAAAGTATGAAGATGGTTTACTTTCCTTAACAATACACAAAAAGAAAGAACACAAAGCTCACCAAATAGAAATAACGTAGGTATATCGTAAGGGGGGTATGTGACAAGCGTTTGTTTTTTCATGTGCCCCCCGGATTTTTTCCCCCGAATCAAATAACATTTATATTTAAATTAATTTAAATTTATTTAAAGGGGGGTATATAGGTAAGGTTGTATATCGGAAGGCTATCATTCTTCGGGGAGACTCATATCACCCCCCGCGCACCCATATTGGCGTGTCTGAGTGTCATTTTTTTTCAAAAAGTACCCTGTTTGCTATTTTATACTCTAATATAAATACTAGATATATATCTATAAATAATAACAGGCACAAAAAAAACCCTAGCCTTTCGGCTAGGGGATTGTGTTGTTATGTTATTCGACCTCAATAATATTCAGAATGTTCTTAACCAATACCGATCCCCAAACGTGATTAGGTTGACCGCTCGCAGGTAGCAGACTATTAATTAATTCAATCTGTTCTGGTGTTGCTGGTTCACCATCAATTGCAATGGTCTCTGTTTGACTACCGCCAAGCTTTTCGAATTGCAAGCGAGTCGAAACCGTGCCGTCTTTTTTGACAGTCTGAACTAGTGAATCGCAACCGTTCACATATGATTGATTGTCTCGCAGCGGAGTTGGTTCGATGGTTTCACCCGTGCGCCGTTCTACCGTTTCGGCATAGTTGCCAAGTCGGGCGTTTTGATGCCAGAATCTTTGGATTTTTGCGCCACGCAATGCGGACGGTTTGTTTTTTGTTCCTTGTTTAACCTTAATATCAGTTGAGGCAACTATTACTAAGTGAGCCTTTTGTTCGCGCAACTTGCGGAGCAGAGTTAAGGTTTGGGTGAATTTTCTTTGTTTTAGTTTGTCGTCATTCATAACGTCTCAAGATTAGCAGAATCATAGCCCACGCCAAGAAAATTCGTACCTCAGTTGTTCACAATTTTTTGTGAATAAGTTTTGCTCGACTTTTGACTTGGCACAAAACTTGCTGTTGTTGGGTGATCCAAATTTAATACGTGTACGTACTATATCGGAAGGCGCGAGCCCTCGCCGATAGTACGTGTACGTACTACTTTTGAGAGCAGCTTGTGTGCCAATCTTAGATAAAGTTATTCACATAGCTCTGGATTAATGTGGGTGGCCAATCCGCTTTCGGGTTTTACGTTGCAAGCTTTCAACCATTTATCGTGGTTGAATTTATTGTTTCGTTTGGCGAGTTTTTTGCCAATGCTGATGGCTTGCTTTTTTCGCTCTGCAGGATTTGTAACCATGCAGACATCTTCGGCGATTGAATGAAAAAAGCTTTTAGTTAATACGTTCATAATAATATCTCTGATTAATTTTTTATCGGCTGTAATAAATCATTTCGCGATCATCAACAAAGCTATTCCAAAAGTAATCTTTGCTAACTTCTTCCCATCTGTCATTGTTGAAACGGTCAGTGATAACATAGCGCAAGCTTAACTTCTGGGTGCGGTGCGCATTCATTCCGCGATTGATATCATCCATGCTGTAGCGGTAAAACTGTGAGCCACCAGCAAAACAAAAGTGTGCTTCATTCGCGCCAGCTTTAATAGCTGCATTTAACTTGTTATATGACTCAGGGCTGAGTTGTTCGATTAGGTTAGTTAAGTTAGTCGTGTTTTTCATAACGGCTCAAGATTAGCAGAATCACAGCCCACGCCAAGAAAATTCTTACCCCAGTTGTTCACAGGCAATTGTGAATAAGTCAGGCGATGATTGGCACAAGACGTGCTGTTGTTGGAAAATCAATTTAATACGTATACGTACTATATCGGAGGGTGCGCACCCTCGCCGATAGTACGTGTACGTACGATATATAATTCCTACTATAAAATAATAATAACAATAATAATTATTTACTTATTTGCTTCGCAGAGTTTTCCCTTTTATATTTGTCAAGTATTTATTTCCCTCTGAATTAATAAAGCGACCAAGAGCGAAAATACAAAAAACTCTTGGCCGCTTTTGTTATGATGCGTAACGACTAACGCAACTTAAAAAACTTATGGTTTTTAATAACCTTCGTTACCTTCTGGCCCTTTGTCCAATAGTTGTGTGTGTCATTGGTACAGTAGTGGTCGGCGTATCCAACGAACGAACAGTCTAGGTTGTCAAGGTTAACGGCAAGGCGTTTCGCATACTGTGCCGCCTTGGTGTTCTGCATCATGTGGCGGCGTACTGCTGCGCGGTTGTCGTCATCCCATTTTACAAACTTGCGCTCTGTCCAAACGTCAAACTGGCCCTTCTCAAAACAAACGTCTTTCGCATTGTTGGGCCAATGCTTTGACTTGATACGTGCCTGTATCACACAGGCGACTCCGTACATGCCAGCTTGCCCCTCGCCACGCGCCTCTCCAAGAATGGTTTGAGCAACAATGCGTTGGCCAAGTGTTAAGTCTTGCGCTTGTGCCATAGTGGCAAAGGCAAACAATACCCAAAGCACAATCACCAAAGGCATAAAGCCAACGGCCCCGTCAATGAGCTTAAGAGAATTTTGATTTTTAAGATTAGTCGTTTTCATGTCGGGAGTAAGTAAATAGGTTTTTGGTTAGATTGTCAAACACTTTTAATGGTCGCCATAAAAGCGATCAAGGTCTTGTCCAGTAGGATCAGAAGCTGCGATTGATTGAGCGCAATCATAGGCGGTATCTAAGCCTTGATCAAGCTCTGCCAATAGTCGATTCACCTCTGCCTGAATAGGAGCAACCAGAATTTTCCATTCTGACATGCTAATGGTTCCATCGTCGTAAAGGTTATCAAGAGTACGCAAAGGCTCTTCAATCCGCTTTTTTTTAAGCTCAATTTCAATTCTTAAAGCTTCATTGTGTCTGCGAATATTGATCAGCGCCAACTCTTGGCCGTCTAGATTCTCGCGTTCTTCTGCTGTCGTATAGTCTTTTTTCATAACGGGTTCAGATTATCACACAACAAACATAAGTCAAGCCCCAAGTTATTCACAATTAAAAACGCAGATATAGTACGTGTACGTACTAATCAGTGGAGGTCGCGCCCTCGGAGATAGTACGTGTACGTATGATTACGATATCGCTTCGCGATGTCATTTTTTAATATTTGTCAAGCGAAAGTTATCAACAGATTTTGGGAAATTGTGAATAAGTTTTTCTTGACAGATTGTGAATAAGTTTTTCTTGACATGAAGGAGGGGGAGCTTTCGCTCCCCCCTTTTGTTATGATTCTCCTTGGTGAAGATTTTCTTCTAGTATTTTTTTCGTCTGGGTTGGGGTATTTTCGTATCTTACCGAGATTACGTCTGCTGCTAATGCATTCAGTATCTCGCTACGGTCAATTCCCTTGGAAAGGGCTTTGCTCGTGCGATCAAGAACTGTATCAAGTTCTTTCTTAATTTCTTTAACTGTCATCACGATTCTCCTCCTTCCATTCGCGGCGAATCATTCGCCATTGCATAACCTCTTCCCCAGTAGCTTTGCGGAGTTGGTCGAATCGAAGCACGTCCAATTCATTGGAAAAATCTCCATTGTATCCACTCATCCCCATGCAAGGAAAATTATGCTCTAATTGGATAGGCTCATTGTTTGTCATATCGTACCATATCTGGCCGATGTTTTTTTCGTTTGGTGTGTCGTTGTTTAACATAACGAGATCAGAATAGTAAAAACTGAGCAAACCGTCAATGTATTTTTTGGGTAGGTTATTCACAGGCGATTGTGAATAAGTTTTTCTTGACAATTCGCATTGGCATAAGAAATGCTCTGATAATTGTACGTGTGCGTACTATCTTGAAAACCGCGCCCCTTCGGCGATAGTACGTGTACGTATGATCTACCCGCTTCGCGGTTGGGGCTTTTTTTATTTGTCAAGCACTAATTATCAACAGATTTTGGGAAATTGTGAATAAGTTTTTCTTGACAAAATAAGGAGGGGCTTTCGCCCCTCCAGTTGATTATATCTTTTTCCAAACAGGAAAACTACGGCCCTTGTGGTAATCATAAGCGGGGGACATTACGTCAACCGGCTCTTGCCCCACTTCTACTTTTACTATGCCTAGTCGATAGCCTTGCCACCAACGTTTTTGTTGACTCCAGCACTCGTCAACGGCTTCCATCTTACATTCTTCCCATTCGACTGAATCAACCTTTGCGCTGGTACTGAAGTAAGCATTAGCCTCGTCAAAGCCTTGAAAGCCTTGCTTGTTTTTTCTACCTACGGCGTGAAGTTTTATATAATAGTTTTTCGTGTTGATGTCCATCTCATGGAAGTTGTCGCAAGACTTGACTACGTTATCGCAGAGGGTTGAATACTCCTCAAACACTTCTTTCATGTTTTTCATTTCGTCGTTTATCATAACCCCTCCAGCTTACCATATGAATGGGGTACGTCAACCCCTAAGTTATTCACAATAAAATGTTAATAAGTCGCGAGGGGGCGACCCCTAGAAAATAGTACGTGTGCGTATTAAAGTCTGATCAGGGGAAGGTAGGGCAAAAAATAGTGGTAAGCAATCGCCACCCAAAAGAAAATTTCAAACAACAAAAGAGGTATAATAAACGCAGATATAAATACCACAATAAATAATTTAGATATCTGGCTCATTATTTGTTTATTATTTGTTTCCCTTTTGTTTCCCTTTGTGGCAGTTACGGAGTAGTGTATGAGTCTGCGTGAACAGAACCAACCCAATCAACGTATTCATTATAATGAACGCAGTGCTGGCTCCACTCGCGTTGAGTAAAAAGAGGCTCCCCTTCATTGTAAATTGCCTCAATGGCTTCCCAACGTTTATGCTCTTCATTGTCGCGCTCCCACTTTTGGTGTTCGATCTGAGCGAGATCAGCAGGGGTGGCGGTCTCTTCGATTGTTGGCATCATGTCGTTCATCTTGGGTTTATAGTCTCAAAAATTCGGGTTAAGGTCAACAGTTTTTTTCAACTTTTTTTAGTCTATGTCCCTCCATGTTTCGCCGTCATCGTAGGAAATCAAATCCAGCGCGGGGATGGTGATCGCTTCGTTGCCGTCCATGTCGAAACTGTGGATCGGGTACTCTGTGCCGTCTACTAGAGCGGCTCCGGTGTCTGTGATCGTTATGTCGTTCATCATGTAAATACAATATCACACTGGCTAAAAAACGCAAGCCCCTAAATCAAAAAAAGTTATTGCTTGTCATTGAAGGCTTCCATGATGGGGATCATCGCGCGGATTACTTCTTCGCGGCGTTTCGGAAAGAATATAGATGTAACATCATTTGCAATAAATTCTACTGATTGTTTTCCGTCTAGACGTTTAAATACCTTTCCGAGTATTCCATTTATTTGTTTTACTTTTTCTTCACACTTTTCTTTCCACGCTTTATTTTCGCGTTTCAATTGTTCGTTTTCATATTTTAATCTATCGTTTTCTTCTATTAACTCCTCTATCGTTTCGCCGATTGCATTGACTGCATTGGTGTGTTTTTGCAACCAATAAGTCTTTTCAGTAACCTCTGACAGTTGTGCTGTGTTTTGTTCATCTGATTTTAGAAAATTATCTTTATGATAATCCATTACCTCTTTAATGATTTTATTACAAACTTTTTTATCATAGGTGCAGCCACCATTGTTTTTATTACAGTCTTTGATAAACCAATCATAAAAGTGTTCTTTGACAGGATTGGAAACATTTCCAACCTTTACTTTTATGTTATGTTTTTTTAGGTAAACAGCAGCTTCTCTGACTGCGTTTATATAAAGCTGCTCTTTGAAAGAACACTCATAAGTCCCAACGCCATCTACCTTGTTAGTGCTAACTAAATTAATCTCCCGCTTTCTAATTTTGTATTGTCCACCCACTGGACAATTAAGGTCATAATCAACACCAGTGTTGTAACGAAATTTATAGCCACCCGAAAAGCGTTCGTTCGTTGACCTTTCAGTTATCCCCGCGTACAAAGTAAAACAATCTCTTTTTTGATAATTTTCACTTGTATCGCGGTATTCGTCAGAGTTTGGTTTTGCGAACCATACGTAAGTTGTACTTTTATTCATAATTGATAATCTCCAGTTGTTTCTCGCACTGGTAAAAGATTATCATAAACTTCATCTTCATAGCAATAATTTTTTAATTAGTTTTAGCGGGGGGGAGGGCTTCAGGGATAGTACGTGTACGTATAAAAAAGCCCCGCCAAGGCAACGACAAAACCTCGACGGGGCGCGTTTGCACTACGCTATAAGTTGGTAGTTTCTTTTTAGTTCTGTTGAACGGGGCCAAGATTGTGATTCTAATACGGTAGACACCGAAAGGTGCGAAAACACATTGGCGTGTGGTTGCCAATCAATCGTTTCCCCGAAGTTACTCACCAGTATCTTGTAAGCCTTTCCCCACTGGCTAGAGTGGAATAAGTGGAACTCGCTACTGCCACCACTTTGTGCAAGCTCATCAAGTTGGTTGTTTGTTGAAGTCTCAACCGAAAGAGCCTCTCTCTTGGTTAAGTCTTTGATTCTGAATATGTCCTGAATTTCCATACAAGACATAATCTGATTTGCTCTTTTAATACTATTCAAAGAATGACCTACCTTAACACCATAAACAGGCAGACGTTTATTCTTGCAAGAATACAGAGCAGAATATACTTGGTAACTTTCCATAGCTTATCCCTCCAATACGCACATATCATCGTCACTTTCAATGATGTACTGGGCAGCGCGTACCGCGTCAGTATTAGTGTCGATTTTAATCATTCGATTAGTATAATCATTCCAAGCAAAAAGGTAATCATTACTTTCCTTGATGACTTCATAATGATCAGTATCATCACAAGGTTCTTCACCGACCAATGTAAATGTATCTCCGATGTTTAACATGATTATGCTCCTCGTAGTTTGTTAGTGCTGCGAACACGCTGAACTTTTTTGCCAGCCAGATATTGCTTGGCGCAATATAGTAGCTTACGGAACTCGTCAACAAATGCCGAACGGCATTGCGTGTTTTCGGTGTTTATCATTACCTTTCGCGCCACTTGCGAGGGGCAATTTTTTCCCTTGATAGAGCCACCGCTAACCATGCGAACAGCAAACTCTTGCGCCTTTTCAGGATTGATTTTGTGCATCATCGCAAAGGTTAACAGTCCAGAGACACGGCAAAATAAACGAGTGTGTTTATTCCTTGGTACTACTTGAGTGGCGAACTTGATATGTTCACGATTTGTTTGAAAGAAATCTATGAGAGTTTTATCTGATGGATTACTGCCAGTGCCGTTAACTAATTGGGCTTCAATGCTCCCTTTTTTTCTGGAGTCAATACCGTTCCACGCTATCCAGCGGCGACCAATTTGAACAGCTTTCGTCCAGTGTGTTGGTATCAAGTTCCATTCTTCATTCTGTAATATAGTAAGACCCAGAATGTCCTTGTCGGTGCGTAGAATTCCTCGATCAATTTTAAGCATTGAAGCGGGGTCTGCACCTGTTTCGACAATCATTGGCAAGTTTTTAGTTGTTTGACCAATCGCAAACAAGCGGTGTTGTCCATCGAGTAAGACTCCCTCGGTTGAAAACTTCAAAAGAGAAGGATAAAAATAACCCTCCTTAATATCCATAACCAAACGGTCAGTCTTTTTGTTACCCTTGCCTCGCAAATTGCGATTAGTATATGCGGGTGCTTTACCAGCAGGAGTCGAGTTTCTTTTTTCAAGAATCTTTCTTGCCATCTTAGGAGTGACGATAAACTCGCCAACTTGCCTTGAGCCGTCGATTTCCGAGTCAGTTAATAGTGGTAGTTTTTTCGCCTTTAAGCGAACGATGTTAGTAGTGCTTTTTGTTTTCATTGTCTTTCTGTCAGTGTTTGCTGACTTCCAAAGTATGCCACCGTTTAAGTTTGTGATCAAGAACTTTTTAATTAAAAAAGCATAAAAAAATAATGCGGGGGGAGGGTCTCGAATATAGTACGTGTACGTACTATTCGTTTATTCCGCCGCGAATCCAATTGTTATCGGTTACGGTGGTTATTTTATCTTGCCACCATTTTTTTGTCTCTGGTGTCACAGGGTATTCAATCATTTCATCAAAAGCCTCTTTCCGTGACTTGTTTGAATCTAAAAAGTCTTGCCCCATTGGTGTTATCTCAAAGTCATGCTTTAATGCAGTGCAAGAACCATAAATATCACAATAATGCCCCTCGGTATATGCTGCCCAAAGGGTTTGCCCACTTTGCCCCTCATACTCCCAAAGTGATTCGATCTCTGGATCGTGCATCAATGTAATCGCGGCTTTTAATGTTGTTACTGTCATTTAGTCCTCCTTGCATGAAACGTGACGTACCGCGTCATTGTCGGGTGTGTAAGAATACTCGGAGTGAACCAAGTCACCCGCGCCATCCAATACTTCGTTTACTGCGTCTTGCTCGCTGGTCGCTTCGACCTCGAACGTGGCACAGTGAATCTCGTTTAATTCTACAGTGTATAATCTTTTCATTTAGTCCTCCACGATGTGCAGTTTTGCGACTGTGTTTCCGTTGGTGTCTTGAGCGGATGCGTAGTCTCCCGCCTTTGCCGCCATAACTTGCGTGGCGTTGTCGATTAGTCTTTCAGTTACTTGGCGCAACTCAAACAGACGCTCGGCCTCATTGTTTCCAAATGCAGCATTGCCCATCTCAATTTCAATCAGTGCTTTCATTTCAATAATTAAACCATAAGCTGATGTTAATGGCAAGGATTTTTATTGATCCTCTAATAATTTTTGTGCCTCTTCGGGCGTTGCAAAGTAATCAGTTTCTCTAGAGAAAGGCTCGACAAACCAATCACCAATCTCAGGATTTTTTGAAACTCGACCAACATACCAACCAGCATTGGAAGCCATTACGATTGGCTCGGAAACTTCCACCTCTTCACCGTAGACATCTACGGGGTTAAACTCAATGTCGTCAATGTCTTTGAGTATCTTCATGAGCCTATTAAGCCATAAATTAATGTTAGTGACAAGGATTTTTTTATGTTTCTGCGGGGGGTGGGCCTCGAAGATAATACGTGTACGTATTAAATTTTTTCGAAGCTTGGCCTGAATGCCCAAACTCCATCGGTGCTGATCTCGACAAGATAAGCAGACTTGACTCGAATTGCATCATCATCAGCAAGCACAAAGTGTTTATGTTTATAAGGATTATATGACACCTTCCACCAATCGCTAAGAATAGCCTCTTTATTATAATCTGTGAGTGATGATTTGCCTTTCATGCGCTTGCCTTGAATATAAGCATGAACATTTTTGCGCTTCTCTTTACGTACGCGCTTGTTGCCTTTTTGACTTACCCGGAACACAGGGTTGAGTAAGCTTATTTTAGAAACATGATCCTCGACAAGTCCCTTGTCATTACGGACACTATAAACCGCGTGACCATCTTTCGAGGTTTTGTTAAGATTACGATAAACTTGGATATGGCCTTTCATTTCTAAAATCTTAAGTCCATTTATTATTTGATGCAAGAATAAAAATGGGGGAGTCTTTCGACTCCCCTGTTATGATAACGACACGTAATGATATTGGAGATTACAATGTTGTTTGTTCCCTTCTGCCAATAGGACTCAACAGAAGAAATTAGTGGGAGGTAGGATTTCTGCGTTACCTACAAGACCAGTACTCAATACAGTTCAGGTTTACCAGTCTGCTCGAACTACAGGGTTCATACGATTGCACTCTACCACTGTTGCCCGACACCTTTCCCCTTGAAGATACAAGGATATTCAGTCACTCCCTTGAAACCAGCCGTCGCCAGTTTCAAATTTATAGCTCGGTTTTATGTTATTTCTAACACTACTCGCGAGCATCCTGCTTTGTGCCACATGACTGCACCCAGCTTTATGCGAGTTGCGATCTCGCTGTCTTGGGCATTTAATCCCAAGGCTGAACAGGATAAGTTTTTTAAATTGTTTCAAAGATCGGAAGGGTTTCCCCTGTCACTGTTTATAGTATAGGATGGTTTGATATTAGAGTCAAATAATTTTTCAACTTTTTTTAATATAGTTTTACCGTTACCTTTTTCTATTTGATCATTTATCGTTTTAATCATCTTGACCCAGCACCAATATACATCCGCATTCTCGTCTGCTTCAGCTACCAGCTTCATTTCTTGATCCTGTGGGCAGTTTGCCCAAATCTTACCCTGTTTTGAATCAATTACAGTTCTCCACATTTATACAGTTTAATATGGATTAAAAATTATTGCAAGCACCAAAATCATGAGGGGGGCGGTCTCCGAGATAGTACGTGTGCGTACTAATATATAAATATAATAATTAAATATATATGTTTTAGAATGTTATTTACTTACAAGGAAATCCCAGCCTTTTATTTGCTTACAAAAAAAATCCCACCGAATTAACGATGGGACTTGGTTATTTGTTTCTTATTTATTTACAACAGATTATCACCATTTTAAAAATAATGCTCCGAATATTGCTATAAAAATTGCTATATATACTACTTCAATAATCAAGTCACCTCCTTTCGGATAAAATCCATATTGGCGGGATCGTCTGCCTCTGTCGGTTTGTACTTTAGGCCCACCACCTTACCAACTGGATCAGCGAAACGCAAATCGGTCTCGTCTCCGTTGATAACCTCGAACCCGCCGAAATCAGTTTCTGGAAGTTGTTTCCAATAAACAACCGCCACGTTTACACCACGTTTAAGCAAGTCGCGCACCGTTTCGTCGCTCGTGGTTTCACTCTTGGAAAATGTCAAATGGTAATTGCTTGGAAGCTCGCCGTTGGCAAAAGCAATCGCACGGTCTAAATGTTTTGTATAATCATAAAATTGTAAATCGGGGAAAGCCTGAAAAATGTTCTCGCCGTTTAACGTGCAGCTTTCCCAACGCCAATCACTTGTCCCGTTGAGACGTTCGCAGGGGATCAAATCTTTTTTGTTTGATAGTTTGATATGATTGTCAGTCTCTTTCCAAAGCTGGCGCAAAAACTTTTCTTCATCCTCGACAAGGAATTTTGTTTTGTTGATTCGTGCTTCACGAATTGGATTCATGCGCCCACGCCCAGCAGTAAACAAACAAGCCTTTCGGCACTGCTTAGACGCGCTGGTGCAAGTGTTTGCTACTTTGCTGGTGTTACTTGGCGCAAGATAAATGATCGCGGTGGAGTATTGTTTTTTACGCCCTTTGATTGTCTTTGCGTTATTGTCTATGCCAAGAATTTTTTGCATGGGGTTGATTATAGATGGTTAGAATTAAAGGTCAAGCATCACTGTCGGAAAGATTTTCCGCTTTGCCGTGGTTGTTGTCGTAGTCGTTAAAGTAAAACCGCCCACGCTTTGCCTTGTATCCGGTGGTTTGTTCAAGATTGTCATATTCATCCCGTGCAAATTGTCTAGCCTCTGGCAACGCGCCACCTTCCACACCTTTGAAGCGTTCGACTTCATTGTCTATTAGATAGAACAAGCGAGCGAGTGCAATTCCGTCAACATACTTTTCTTTGGTAGTAAAAAACTGCAAGGCATTGTCAGCAAGCCAGTTTAAGGATTGATTCTCTGGCTCTAAACCAGCCACACCATAATGCCAAAAGCGGTAATATGCGTCTTTGACTTGTTGCCTGTCTTGCCCTTGAATAAAAATGATTGTCTTACTGCCCCATGGTTGCCGTTTCACTTTTATGTCGTTCATCATGGGAATCATTAAATCATAATAATCAAAGCCCTGCAAGCCTTGAATTAATCAAAGTTATTCACAGACAGATAGTACGTGTGCGTACTATCTTGAAAGCCCAGCCCCCGCGAAAATAGTACGTGTACGTATTACTTTTTTGCGTGTGACTTTCTTTTTATTTGTTTATTTGTAAATAATAAAAATCCCCCCTCTTTCGAGGGGGGTTGGTTGTCGCGCACCTGTGCTTTATAGTGACCTACTCAGTCACGACGATTTCAGAATCTACAGGAACGGCCTTTGTCAGCTTGGCAAGTTGAGCGGGGGAAGTCGCACGGTCAAACGCCTTCAGTACTTTAGTGCTGATGGTGTTGGCATACTCGAAGCGAGTATCTTCAACCTCGTCAGTGAGGTGCTGGGTCACGGCGTTGTACAGGTTGTACAAGTTCGGGTCAGTGTTATCAGACCGCAACATATCGCCGCGATTGTTCCACAACTGAGCCACACGCTCGCGTACCTTTTCACTCATCACCTTTTTCTTGGTGAGATTCTGAAGGACATTTAAACCCTGCTCATCATCCAGAGAAACAGAGGCGAGTCGCCCGAATACGCTACCCGAATCTTTCAGGTGAGAAAGAGCCTTGTCGAGCGCGTCATCAGTGATTAGGTTGGCAAGATCGAGCTTGGTCGAGTGCTTGCTTACCATGTCTACATCTTTCTGCATGGTCTGCATTCCGTTGGTGCAAACGAGACGCATCAGACCCAACGCGAACGACACGCGCAAAGTGCGGTCAAACGAGTTCTGAACGGTCAGGCGGTAGCCCATGATGTCACCCACTTGGGGAACCTTAGTCTGGAACTGGTCGCCCGTGAGATCATACACGGCACGAAGGTTTGCTCCGTTTTTGGTGGCGTACACGTTACGCTTGTAGTCAATGCCGCGAGAGGCAAAGGCATCTTCAGCCCGTCCAATGAGATCGCTGTTTTGAACAATGCCGTAGCGGTCAGTAGAATACCCAAGCACCTCGTCGGTGTCGGTTCGCACATTTGCGTAGATAGGGGCTTTGTTACCGCTGGCGCGGAGCAGACGCTCCTGCACTACGTCAAAGTCCCAGTTAGAGTTTTTAGTTTGCTTTGCTGTTATAGGCATGAGTAAATACTAAACCCGTTTGATTTTCCATACAACAATTAAATGCATCTAATACGCATTTTTTTATCTCCCCTAATTAATGGCAATTAATTAGCCTAATTGTTTGCCGCTCACTCGTGATTGACAAACCACTTTGCCGCTCATTATAGGGGTTTTTTGATCGGGAACATTTAAAAGTCACAATCAACTTTCGTGAAAAGGGGGGTTTTCTCAGATGTGAAATTCGGCCAAAACACGAAATAATAATACGTGTACGTACTATCTTTCGGGGGGGAGGGTCTTTATAATTAAAAATTAATATAAAAATAAAATACTATTATCCTATTATATTCTTACTTATTTGAATCTATATTATTATTTACAGGTATTTGATTCCCAGAGATATTTATTTGCCTTATTTGGCTGTATGATATTATTTGGGCTTTTAGATAGAATGGGGGAAATTTTGCGTTTGAAGATAATAATACTTAAATAAAATAAGCTTCGCGTACCATTCTTTATTTCTAATACGGAATAAGCTTCCTAACTTAATGAGGTAAAGCTTACTTATAATATATATTACACTGTTATTTGGAAATATCCAAAAAAATAAGGGCCACCGGAGGGAAAGACAAAGACCTCCGATGACCCTTGGGCTGGGTAGCCTAACCAGCAAGCTCTTCTAAATACTTCTGACCCTTAGAGGTGATCGCTCGACCCGCCGTGGTGATCTCCATGAGATTCATCTTCTGGAGGTACATCTCAAAGTCGCGCTGGAGACACGCCTTGGATAGCCCCGTCTTGGCCGACAGGTGCGTGAGCGAGCAGTCCTTCTTCTCGGACAGGTGACGCAGCACTTGCACCTCGATGGGGTTGAGGCCGAGCGGCAGTATGCCCAGTTGGTTACTGAGTTCGATCCAGTGTTTGTTGGTGAAATTCTTTTTCTTTTTGGACTTTAAGAATATAACAATGTTGTTTGCCATCTTTTGTGCCGCCCTTGCATTGCCCCGTAAAACAGTAGCAACCCTATCAAGCACACCATCTTCAAATGTCTTACCCACGCACACGCGAGCAACTATCTGGCCCAACTGATTGTAAGAATATTCCTCAAGGTCAATCCGTTCGGTGCGATCCATGAGTGCGTGGAAGATGCTCTGCGCCTCGGTGGTGGCAAACATGAAGCTCTGGCGGCTGAAGTCAAAGTCAACCGTGTAATCCTCGTAGCTGAACGAGGTGCGGTTCTCTGAGTTCGGGTTGAGAACCGTGAGCAACGCCATCGTCACATCCTTGGGTAGCTCGGATGCCTCATCGAAAAGAATAGTACATTCTTTCTCATGAATGTGAGGAATAACAATCTGATTAAAAAACTGCTTGACACTCTTGAGTGTAGAACAGTTAATCTCCAGAAACTTCTTGGGACGCCCCAGACGATCCTCGTCGTGGCGAGCAGTAAGGTTTCTACCCAACTGTTTAGCGAGCATTGTTTTGCCCGATCCCTTGGGAGCAACAAACATAAGATGAGGAATAATACCACTAGCATCATAACCATTTATAAAGAACTCTAGTTTCTTTTTGGCCGAGTCCTGACCAATAATGTTATCAAACTTGTCTTTCGTGTCTTTCATTGTTTATAGAATAAAACAGATTAAAAATTAAGTCAAATACTTTTTTAAAAATCTTCAACAGTTAATTCAACTTCTTCTTCATCAAATTCTTCGACCTTGAACTCTGCTGCCTCAAGAGATTCGAGATGTTTGTTGTTGTTTTCTGTTTTGATGGGTTTGCCTGTAAGATTCAACTGCTCGGCATACTTGCGGGACACCATCACGATAGCGTCCTCTTTGAGTACCCGATTGAGTTCGCCAAGGTGAACACCCATGAATGATGCACCCGCGCTGCCTTTTGGTCTGCCTCGTCCTGCCATTATGGTTGCTCCTTAATAAGTGTAATCTTGGGAACCCAGTTGATTTTGTCGTAGTGATCCATCTCTGCAATTTGATTAACAGCTTGCTCGCGAGCCACCTTCATAATCTCTGTGGTATTACCACGACACTCAAACTTTACGGTCATAGGAAATGTTAGTTCTACCTCGTACTTCATGTCTCAATTAAAAACTAATTTAAAATTAAAGTCAAACACTTTTTTTTATAAATTTAAGATAGTCATAATTAAGAAATCTTTTTTCTTCTTTTTTTGTTTCTTAGTATCTTCTTCCCCCTTGGAACAGAACCTACCTTTGTCGTCTCTTGTTATATTTGACTCTTTATCATTCTCAGTGGACTTCATACCCGCAATTAAAAATTAATTTAAAATTATTGTCAAGTATTATTTAAATAAAAAAACCCCCTCTTTCGAGGGGGGTGTTTAAACAACAAAGGAAAAAAGGTTGGAGTGTTCAGTGAGGGAAATATAAGAAACCCCGTCTACGGCTCTCTCGTAACTCTATTCTCTCAACCTCTGAATATAATATAACAGCAACTAAAATAAATGTCAAATGTTTTTTATGTATTCTTTTAATTCTTTTTTGTCTGTTGGAATCTTACGATAGTTCTTTTTGGGTTTGAACTTCTCGTCCTCCGCGAGCCTACGAACTGCTTTCGCGTGTTCTCTTTGAGTGCGTCCGTCAGCGAGTGGGTTCTCGATGATCTCGACCTGCTTCCATTCGGGAAACTGCCAGAACACTTCGTGCCACGCAGCCTCATATCGGTGCGCCCACATCTCTTGTTCTTTGGTTGGTTTCTTTTTTCTTGGCATCTTGGACTCCTTATATAATAGGTTAAAAATAAAGTCAAGCCCATAATTAAAAATTAATTTAAAATTGGGCAGTTAAATATTACTTTCTTTTGTTTTCTATAATCATTCAAAAAAAGTTAATCACAAACAAATCGAACCAAATCGGTTCAAAAGCAGCATTATTTGGTTAAAGTCAAATAATAAAAATATTTCGGCCAAAACCATTCCCAGCCAAAAAATAATAATTAAAAACTAATTTAAAATTATAATTAAATATTAATTTTTAATTGGGGGCATACCTTTTTATATTTGCAAGTATCTCTTTCCCAACACAATATTTTACACTATTTTTTTTGTTTTTATTCCCTTATATGTAGTAATTGTATAAGGAATAAGAAGAATAATTTTTTATTATTTTAAATATAAATTTTCTTCACTACCCATAAACATCACACACATACAAACAACATATATTTCTTTCTATATTACTCTATTATTTCGGTATATATGAATTGATAAAAAGTATTTGGTAAGAACATAAAAAAACCCCCAAAACTGGGGGCTTTTGTTTGATTTTATGCTCTTGTATGGTCTATCGGGCCTCTGTCCTCTCGCTCAGTTCTAACAAACTCAGTGATAAAAACAGCAATAGTATAGACAAACAGCAATACTGCGTATGT